TGTCATACCTGCGGCATTGTAATCAGTAACCCTCTTTTCAAAGAAGTTACTCATTGAGTCTGAGCCTAGCATAGTCTCCATCCAAGGTAAAGGATTTTCTTTCACTTTCCAGTTGCCCTTAAGACCGAGTTGGATGAGTCTCCTATCAGCAAGGAATCGGATATATTGCTTAACCTCCTCTGACGACAAGCCCTGTACAGCGCCCATCTTAAACGCAATATCAATAACCTTGTCCTCAAGCTTAATAGAAGTCCTAAACATTTCGTATATAGCTTTCTTAAATTCATCATTAACAATTCGTGGGTGTTCGTTACAGAACTCACGGAAGAGTAGTGCCATACCATCACTGTGCATGGTTTCATCACGTGCAGACCACTCAACAACCGTACACATTCCAGGCATCTTGCCAAAGCGTTGGTAGTTGAGAAGCATTGCAAACGCACTGAATAGAGATACTCCTTCGTTAAGTACGCTACGTGCAATCGCCAGTGCAGTCCCTTGGTGGCTATGCATGTCAATGTCGGCCATAAACTCAATCTTATCGGCCATCTGTTGGTAGTCTAAGAAGGCAGAGAACTCTGCTTCGTCTAGGCCAAGGGTATCATTCAGTAATGCGTACGAACGCTGATGAATGAACTCACGGCTAGCGAATGAAGAGAGCATTGCTCGTACTTCGTTGTTCTTAAACTTAGGTAGGTAGTATTCTAGATAGTTGGTACCAACTGCTACATCGGATGTAGTAAACAGTTTGAGAATCTGTGTAATGTGTTCTTTCTCTGCCTGTGTGAGCTTACCATTTCGCCAGTGGGCAACGTCTGTTTGAAGTTCCAGTTCATCCTCAATCCAATGAATGCGCTCGTGCTCTGTTGCGAGCTTTACGAACTCTGGGTATTTAAAAGGCTTGTATACAAGACTTCCTTCAAGTAGCGACATATTGTTCTTCCTATGAGTGTGGGTTGAAGGCTAAAAAGCCGGTGAAGTTACCGGCTATATTACTATTATATCTGCTAATTGCCTTTTGGCAACCGGATTATTTAAATATTTTACTTAGCTCTTTATGCAGTCTCTCATTTTCTTGGCGTAAGTCATTGATCTGCTTCTGCATGTATTCTAATGAGTCCAAAACGTCAGTGAAGTATTGCGTAGGTGGACTGTAATCTATGCTACACTTAGCAATCTCTTCGTAGAATTTAGTACGCTCTATGATGTTACTTCCCATGTCTCATCCTTTAACAAATAGCGAGTTAACAAGTCTTCAGCATTCTTGAAGTGGTACCACGTGTTCTTTCCGTCTACACGCCACCTTCTTTTGCGTAGAGTGATTATGTACTTGTCAAACAATACAATGTGATCCCCGTAATATTCAAAAGGAACTCCACATTCTACGAACTCTCTTAAGGTAGTTACTCGTTCTACCTCACGAGATACAGGGTTATTGTACGGATCGTACCGTCTCTCGTACTCCGCTTCCTCTTCCTGTAACTTAACTAATAATTGATCAACTTCTTCTAGAGTCATTCTTCTTCTCCAGTTCTAACTGAATCAGCTTAGATTCTATCTTAGCTATCTTCCTAGATTTTCCCTTGACCGAAGCTTTGAGGAGCTTCATCCAAAGCGTTAATAGTTTCTCTTCTAAGTGCTTCCATTCCTTTGTCATAGCCGTTCCCCCGTTCTAGTGCGACTCGTTGATTGTGCATTACGTTTTCGTACGTATCAAATAGTTCCTGCATTCGCATGTCAGCAAAGATCTCTAACCCTAGAAGGGCATTCATCATCTGATCCTCGTTCATGTTCTCAGCAGATTTGAGAAGCGATCTAATGTCATCCACAGTATGCCAAGCTGACATAATAGAATCGTGTAAGGTAGACATACATACTGGAACACAGCGGTCATCTACGTGCATATCATTAACGATCATTGTGGTAACTCCAAGTCATGTTCAAGTTGTACAAATGTAACAAGGTCCAGAGGAATCTGGAAGAAGTATTCTCCAGAGTATACGTACTTGTTAGGTACCTCCACCGGCTCTAAGTTCTTTACGTCTTCTGACCAGAACGTAGCCGCCCGTGTGAGCGACTTGTTCCAGATATAGAACTGAGTCAATGTATCAAAGAACTTTTCCTTGCGCTGAGGTAACTGTACGGTGTCGTACGGAAATTGTTCCTTACCCCAGACTAACTTCACTTCGCATTCTACCATGTAGTCATCACACATCAAATCCTGCTTATAACGATTAGGATTATCAGTGAGTGGATTACCTATCTTTTGGTTATATAAACGAGTAGCATCTTTTGCCAACTCGTCATACAACTTATACAGATCACGATCAAACCGTTTCTTTACCCCTGACATGATACACAGACATCCTCTTCTTCACCTTCAAAGTCCTTGAGAGCCAACCGCTCTACAAGCTTACCTACCTTGTCTGCAGACGCTCCTGCTGACGTACGGAGGTAGTACAACCCCTTAAGACCTTCCTTCCATGCTAACTGATGCACAAGGCGTACATACTTCTTGTTAGCTCCTGAAGGGAAGAATAGATTAACAGACTGCCCTTGGCAAATAAACTCTTGCCTTTTAGAGGCATGTTCTACCACCCATGTCTGCTTCAACTCAAACGCTGTACGGAATACAGCCTTCTCCTCTGTGCTTAGGAAGTCTACATGATCGACTGATCCATCGTTTGCAATGATATCTTTCCATACAGCATCTGTGTTCTTACCCTTCTCTTCTAGAACCGTAATGAGGTGGGGGTTCTTGATGAGGTGAGCACCCGCACGAGTACGATGCGTAAATGCATTAGACTTGATAGGTTCAATACTAGGGCTACAATTACAGATAATAGAGCTATTCGCATTAGGGGCAATGGCAAGTAAGTGCGCATTACGCATACCTGTGCCTACCATGTCTGGGGCTTCACCCTTTTCCGTAGCAAGTTGCTTACTAGCCATCACAGCCTGTTCTTTAATGTACTTAAAGATTTGATAGTTCTCACTGGCCGCTCTCCAGTCCTCCCACGGAATACCCCTAGACTGTAGGTACCCGTGGAAGCCCATTGCACCTAGTCCTAGCGAGCGTTCTCTTTCAGCAGAGAATTTAGCTTTTCCAAGTTCGTCCGGTGCGTGGTCAATAAAGTATTGGAGAACGTTGTCAAGGAATCGTACCAAGTCTCTAACCATTTCTGTTCCTTTCCACTCATCGTATCGTTCGACGTTGACTGATGAGAGGCAACAAACTGCTGTGCGTTCTTCACTTGTTGGGAGGTGGATTTCATTGCAGAGGTTAGAGCCATGAATCCGGAGTCCAAGTTCTTTTTGGCTATCTGGTAAGTATCGGTTGGCTGTGTCGATAAAGTTAAGGTAAGGACTGCCAGTTCTGAACCTAGCTTCAAGTATTCTGTGCCAAAGGTCTCTAGCATCGACTGTATCTCTTGCAAGTCCGCTGTCAGGGTCTCTAAGTTCCCAAAGTCTGTCTTCTGGGTTTTCATGTTGTATCTTCTCCATAAATTCGTCAGTGATGTTCACTGCGTTAAAAAGGTTAAAGCACTTCCGGTTGATGTCTCCTCCGGTTGGTACTTTAAAGTTTAAGAACTCAACGATATCGGGATGCGATACGTCAAGGTAGGCAGCATAGCTACCCTTTCTGGTACGGCCCTGCTTCCATGCAGTCATACCGGAATCCATTACTTTGAGGAACGGGATTGGTCCAGGAGCCTTGTCGCTAATCCCACGTACGTCAGACCAATGTCCTCCTACTCCACCACCCTTTACAGATAGCCAAGCAACTTCATTAGGATGCTTAATCAAGCTACTAAGATTATCGCCAACATAAGTAAGAAAACAGCTAATAGGAAGACCTTTACTATCACCCTTATCACTAGGAGCGTTACTGAGAACGGGACTAGCAAACATAAACCAATTACGAGAAGCATAGTCATAGATGCGTTGTGCGAAGTCGTAGTCCCCATAACAGTATGCCTCTGCCGCTCGTGCGTAAGCCTCCTGCGGCGATTCTTCCCACGGGAGCATGTAGTAGTCTTTCATTAAGGTCATTCCCTGCTCAGACAGCAGGGCATCACGTGAGAGGTCAACTTTAACTTTCACTGGCTTGATCCTTGTAAATATTATACGTCTTGTTAAATATGTGACGAAGTTCTTTCGCCGCCCGTTCTTCTTCTGCACTTAGCTCGCTTGCTTCAACCATCCTTAGCATTTCGTCAGCAAAGCCTAATAGTTTGACCAGTTGACCTTCTGGCAACTTAATCTTGATCATCTTGCGTGTCGTCATACACGTAGCCCCCTCGCTTCTCAATGCGCTCCAGCAGACTGTTTAAATACCAAATAGCCTTACCCAAGTCTTCGGGGCCGTTCTTAAAGGGCGCACGAGTAACGTATTCCCAAGCTGTCATCCAGTCAAATGCGTCTTCGTAGGGTAGCACTACACCATCACGCATTAACTTCTGCAGTAAAGCCTCACGTACGTCCTTGACCTCTAACTTGTCGTTGATGATGTAATGCTTTGGAGAGTTAACCATGTCTGGTCTAGGGTCAGGGAAGTCTGTAGCGTGTAGCTCAGCTACCTGTTCAAAAAATGAATTACAACTCTCTCGTGCCATTATGCTTCCCCCTCTGTGTCCATGCGCAATAGCCTTAACTGTTCATCTGATAATCCGGAGTAGAACTCCATATCTGCAGGGTCTACTATAAAATCAAAGGGCTTGTTACCCTTGATGATAGATTCCATACCTCTATGCAGGATAGCGTCCATGTCTTCTTTGACCATGTGCGTAATACCTGCCATGAAGACTGCTAACATATCATCGTAGTCAACCTCTTCTTCCTCATTGAAGTCCTTCTCAATGTTCATATTGGTTGGGTAAAAACCACAGGCAAAGTTAGTTACACCCTCCTCGTCTACACTAACACGGAAGAATGCTTCACCCGGCTCCAAGTCTAAACTTACTGCTTTACTCATTGAACCAGTCCTCTGGTATTTGTTTGTCCGCATACAGGAAGCCATGCTTATCACACCACATACCGTATGTTGTCTTTGATCCCTTGCGTATCTTAGCCTTAGAACTGGAGAAGACAAACCGTATATCTTGGTCTGACTGCTCCTGTATCCATAGGTGCTTCTTACGGTCCTCTAAGGTGAACCTGCCTTTTGTCTCAACCACAATACCATTAGGCAGGACAAAATCAGGAGTATACGTTCTATCAGTAGCGGGTTGTGTAAAGCTAATTCGTGAAGATGGGTCTTCATACTTAACACGTAGTCCCCGCTTTTTGATTTGATCAGCGACAGTTTTCTCCAAGCCTGATTTGTATCCATATTTCCTAGCCGCCTTACTGAACGTCATTGTACACCGTGTAATATCTCCAAGGCTTATTCTTAGCCTGTGACGCTTCTACTCGCCTGTACTGAAGGGTAGGCCAACACTTGAACTTGTAGTCGCAGTAGATACAATTCTTTGCGATGTATTTGTTACCGGTTGGTTTACTGCGGAAAGTCTCGTCAATTTCCTCAAAGCATCTAGCAAACGGTTTATCTGTAGCAATGTAGTCAATGGTATCCTTGATGACTTCAGTGTACTCGTCTGCTACAGAGTTATCTGCTTCAATAAACTTCCATTCGCCTGTAGACTTATTGATTACAATCCAACCGCCAAAGGGCATTCCGTTAGCTTTAGCGTAGCCGAAGCCTTGGGCGACATAACCAAAAGAGTCGTCATCCTTGACAGCATTGAAGTCTTTGAATTTGTGCTCAAAGGCAAACGGGGAGGAGGACTTGATATCCCATACCTTACCGTCAATGACAACATCATATTCACCTTTAATGGTGGCATCGTCGTCAAGCTGGAGTTCTACCTTGCCGTGGTAGGACTGGACTGGTATACCCGCACCCCGCATTAAAAGCAAGGCCAATACCTCAATAACATCCCCCAACAGCATCTTCATGATGAAGTCGTACGAAGGCTTAGTAGCCTCTTCAGGATGATTCTTCTGCCACCATAACTGGCAACGAGGCCGTCCTGCGTTTGACATACGTACCGTAAAATCACGTCCGCCATCACGGGTAAACTGCTTTACTAGGGCATTACGAAAGTCTTCACATGCTTGATCTATCCATTGGTCATCGACAGGGGGAGCTTCCCCCGCCGACAACTTAGATAGATATTCACGTATCTGAACCTCGTATTTATGAGGCATTTCGGACATTATGATGCCTCGTCGATTTCTAAGTAGTCCTCGACTTCGGAGACAATCTTCTCCTCATGTACATCAGATTGCTTGCTGTACAAGGCGGCATTATGCTTTGCAATAATAGACTTGTTCTCCGCATTTACTGTGTCCAGTATAGTGGACATAAACTGAAGATCGTCCGTTCCAATTTCCATCTTGTTCTGGAAGTCAGGTTCAAAGCCTACAGTAAAGTAAGTAACAGAGCCGTTCTTTTGACGTGTAGTCACAAGCTTGCTTGCTACTTGCATAAACTTAAGCTTAAGGTTCTTGCATGGCTCAATCACATCTTGTGAGAAAGACAAGAACGAAGCACCCTTAAGTCGGAACATACACGGTACATCCTGTACCTCAACGGCATTCCCTGCCCCGTCTGTAGCCCCAACCATTGTCACCGTAGAGTACAGGTACCTAAAACATGTAATGTCTTTGTACTTAAGCTTTACGTCAGCATCAAGCTCACGCAGTTCTTTAGACGTGGGTTTGCCACATCGTACACCACCTGTTTCATCAATAGGCTCATCGCCCACACGGTGAATGATTGTCTTGTTAACAACCGCATTTTCGTTTGGATCGTAATCCAAGTACTGCATGTAATCCGCAAATACACGTACAGTTACGTCTTCGCTATACACCGTACCCTGCGGAAGAGTTAAACAAAAAGCACCACGCTTGAGCGTATTACCATCGTCATCCTCAGTCTGGTAGTTGACCTTTAACAACGGCAAACGATTGCCTGTTGCTTCTTGAGGTTCACCCGCTCCCATCGCAGCCATTAACTGCTCAGGAGTCATACCGTTATATAGTGCTACTTCACTCATAAATAACTTTTCCATTTAGCCAATTTGATCCACTCTTTATCTCAATGGCGAGTGGAATTACCATATCGTAATTAAACCGTTTTTTGACTTCCATTGCAACCCCTTCCATACCTTCTGCAAGAATATCTTTCATGATCTCTTGCTCTCCAGGATATACGTCAACGACGATAGAGTCATGTACAGTCAATACACATAACGATTTAACCTGTCGATCTTTCATCATTTCGTGTACACGTATGCAAGCCAACGGAACAATGTCCGCAGTAGCAAAGGATTGCACAGGATAGTTTACAATCTGTGTGGCGTACGAAATCCTACCGCCTTGCTTGCGTTCAACGTTAGGCCAGTAGAATTGTCGTCCAGAAGGTAGGGTTACCGTACCATTTCTTAAGACTCCTCTTTTGAGTTTGTCGTGCCACTCTGCGAGTCCTTCGTAGATGTTGAAGTACTCTTTGAAGTACTGTTGAACATGTGGAGCCTCCTGCGCCCCCTGACCGCCGTAGAGCGGCGCAAACGTATACGCCTTCGCCTGTTGCCTCTCATCCTTAGTAATCTCCTCAGAAGACTTTTGGTTGATAATAGAAGCAGTCTGCTTGTGTACATCCTTACCTGTCATGATGTCATTGTATATCTGACCATCCTTGGACAGTTCACCGGCTACACGGAACTCTAGACCGCTGAAGTCAGCCTCCATAATCTCACCACCTTCAAAGCGTGATACGACACACTTACGAATGGGGAATGTCCCACTGCGTGGTTGATTCTGGAAGTTAGGATCAGAAGAAGACAAGCGTCCAGTAGAAGTAATGCATTGGTTAAAAGTCGTATGCAATACGCCATCACTACGGGTATTACGCCTCATACCTCCACAGAATGAGTTCAGGTAGACGTTTAGGGCGTTGAGCCTACGCATCCCTTGTAGGAACTCAATCGCCTCCTGCGAGCCTTTGCGTTGCGCCTGAGCCAGTAAAAACTGTAGGGTGTTCTTTTCTGTCTTGAAGCCGTTAGCAGATACATCCTGCACAGAGGAAGGTGTTAGCTTGAACCCTGCTACCTTGTCTGTCGGTTTATAGACAGCCCCAACACCGTTGCAGGTAACACACTTGCTACGATTCTTATACGGCTTGCCATCCTTCTTAGTCTTCTGGACAGTACCAATACCCCTGCACTCAGAACATTGTACGCCTCTGGTGCGGTGGAGAATTGTTGAGTTGTTCTTTACTGCAAGCGCAAACTCTTTAGGCGACATACGTGGACGTGGTAAGGGTTTGCCGTTAGCGGCAATGCCTACATTAAATAGTTCACGCCACTTATTCTTGTCCAGTACACGCCGAGAGTAGACTACTTCAGATAGCTGGGCCGGTGAGTTCAGGTTGACGGGAGTGTCACCCATAACTGTACTAACAATCTGCTGTAGCCGTGTGTCTAATTTGTTGCGCTCTTCAGTGAATTCTTTCTCTACATCGTCCAGTGATTCAATATCAATGCAAATTCCGTTCCGTTCCATTTCCAACAGTACGAACATCATTTCATTCATCATGTCCCTGACTTTTCGTAATCCTGTAAAGTGAGGTTGCCTGTAGTCATGCATCTGAGATTCGTAGACTTCCAGACAGGATATTACGTCACCACGTCCGTACGTCTCTACAATCTCTGGGTCCATCTGCTCATAGCCGATTCCTTTCTTGAAGGTCTCTTCCATCAGGTCAGAACGCTTGAGTGTAACCTTCCTGCGCTTGGCAGTCTCTTCTAACGACAATGGCATCTTCTGCCCACGGGCTAGTACATACTCACCAATCATTGTGCAGTAAACAGCGCACTCAATATTGAATCCTGTTTCCTGCAGCCAAAGGATATCAAACTTAGCATTGTGAGCTACGATTACGTCGGCTAACTCAATCATCTGCTGTAGCTTGAAGTGGGCTTCCTTTGGGTTGCACTCGACTTTGTTGTGGTTAAAGAAGAAGTACTCGCCTGTCTCATCGTGTAAGAACTGAGCACCCACAGACACAAGATGGTTGTTAGGATTGAATGGGCTACCATCCAAACCACGTTCAGCCTTCTGTACTGTCGTCTCAATGTCTATTCCTAGTACATACATATCGGACCTATCAATCAACGTAGCGAGATAGCTTTGGTTGTATTTCGCAAATAATGGTGCCATGCCATCCCGTGATCTTGTTCTTTCCTACTGTGAGGTGTCTAGTGTAATCTGGCTCATCATCTACTCCTGATTGATCATGCTTACCGATACCGATAATAATATCTGCTTCAGCAAACTTGCCGGTCTTACTGCCTTCCATTTCGGAAGGATTGAGCCTAGTCTTGCCCTCTGCGTCTGCAGATGCCTGACTGATTGCAATGAATGCAAGGTCATGGCGTTTAGCAATCTCACGAGCTTGTGTGTATATCTCACGTAACTTCTCATCGGTACGACTGAAGTTGCCATGCACTTGTACTTTATCTAGCTGATCCACAACCAGTACGTCTGGCTTATGGTTCTCGCAGTAGGCATCAATCTGTTCAATGGTGACACCCTGTGCGTCATACATGTTGACATTGTCATAGATCGTACGCCATTCGTTGGCGACAAACTTAGGGTCTTCATAGATCTCTTCCTTAGTAATACCGGTAAAGGCGGACATAGCTCTTAGCATCGTCCGTGTTGCCTTCTCTTCGTTCACAAAGGTGTGGACACTAGCTCCTTGCTCTGCGAATCCGTCTGGTCCGTAGCAGAAGGATACATGGCTTGCAGTCTTTCCTGTTTCTGGTCTGGCGAATATAATACATAGTTCCCCACCTGCAATTCCTGGAAGCTTATCCCGCAGTGCTCGTACGTTAAACGTCCAGCGGGTATCCTCTTCGTTTTCCTTGAGTAGTTCAAAGACATCCTTGGTACAAGGTTTGACCTCTATATGGGGCATGAAGTCGTCTTGTGTCTTATCTATGAGTCGTTTAAGTGATACTAAGTCTTGGACTTCACCATTGACTATCTGTGATCCGAGGTGAGCAATATCCCTACCGATCTCAGTCCGCCATGATTGTTGGAGTACTTCTTCAGCAACGTCAAGCGATAGCGGTGGCCGATCCGACAACTCACGTAATAGTATACGTACGTTTTCTTTCTTTGAACGGCTCTCCGTGGGGTTATCCACGTCGTACAGCGCAGCCACATCTTGGACAGTAATGTCTCCATCTTCTGACCTCTCATGTGCTCGTATAATACTTTTGTAAACTGGCAGGTAATCCGTGTCCTCAAACATGGAAGCACGGATACGATGCCTGTTGTTAGTAAAGAACTCCTTACTTAGGAGGAGTTGTATTAGTTCCGGTTTCATGCTTGTCTCCCTTATTAAAAATACGATCATAATTCTCAGCGAACTTTTTCTCGTCTACGGGACGTTTCCAATCGCCCTTCCCGTACGCAGGGCTATTCTTCTTTCTAGGCATTAGCTTAATCCTTCTTTATCATCCCACCATTCAACTGAGTCAAAGTCGAATGGCTCATGTCCTGCTACATACTCATCTAAGATCATATCAAGTGCTTCAATGCGTCTGCTGATTTCAAATGCGTCCTGCTCAAGATCACCCTTCACAAAGATGCTTCTTGATACACCATCCTTTACAGATAAGTAGTCATCTATTCTTCGTTCACGAAAGTCACGTAGCTCTGATACCAGAATACCTACCTTCAATTTACTCAGTGTATCTAGCAAATCGTCTTCGTGAATTTCAATATCCACTTCACTCAAGAAATCAATTAGTTTCATTTGTTCTTCTCCTAAGTCGAAAATCCTTCAGCATCGTCGAAAACAATGAGCTATAAAAGCACCATATGTGTAGACTTTGGTCACTATAATATTCATTTACATCACTCCTGTGGATCACTGCCGGGGTACACATACTCAGGTACGTTGTACTTATCAATCTCTTCTTCCAAAGCAGCGTAATGCACAACGGCTGGGGTTGGCTTACCTTCCCTTGGCTGCAGTGTTTCTGCACACGACTTCCACTTATCATACTCAAAGGGGTCATCGTCCATCTCATGTTCACGCATGAGGAACAATGCCCACAAGAATGCACACTCTCCGGTTAAACCATACTCATCGTAACCACGTTCTATGTACGGTACCTTACTCATGCTTGTTTCTCCTTCTTTGGTGTATTACGCTTAATCCAGCATTCCGCACATGAATAGAAAACATCCTGTTCTTTCACTACAGCCTTCTTACCGCAGGTATGACAGGTGTAATCAATCATAGTCTTCCCCAAGGTTTCGTAATTGCCCAGTGACCACAAGGTACAACCCCATGCCACTGCTTGTCAAAGGAATTTCTAGGGACATATCTACCCCCCTCCTTCTTCTCAAGGTCGTACTTTTTTCTATTGCGATGAATGAACTGGCGAACAGACGACATGGTCTTACCCAACCTATCCCCTATCTCAGTAGCAGTGTATCCATCACCCCACATCTCAATTAAGATCTTGATTTCTTTCTCTTCGTACTGCTTTTTCCAAGCCATGATTCAACTCCTATGTTGGTTAGTCTACGCATTGTGAAGTATGCGGTTATCTTTTGTCAACCACAAAAAAAAGCCCCTCCGAAGAGGGGCAAACATAGGGAGTATTCAAAAGTAACAAGATGTGTTACTTGGTAAGCAATGACCTAACGCATTCGGGAGTAAAATACTTCAGGTCATCTGTTAAGAATAGTAGCTCAGATGTTACATGTGGCGCAAGCATTTTCTGCATTTTAATTGCTTTGTCTGATGCATCTGCATCTAAAGCCACAATGACTCTATCAAAGACACGCAGTTGATGGATATGATGATCGTTGAGTGATGTACCCAATAAGGCTACACCCGTATAGCCAGAGGCAAATACCGTACAGGCACTGGCACAATCTTCAACCAGAACGGCTGTACCACGTTTAGTTCCACAGAAGAACATGAGGTCTTTCCTTTTGTCGTATCGTTTCCATTTAGGTAAGACACCCTTTCGTAATGCTCTACCCACTGCACCGATCATATTCTTGTTATCGTCATAGATCAAGAAGACACAACGATCTTGAGCAAAGTCGTACATGATATTCGTATGCCCAGCATCGACAGACGGCTGGATGTTCATATCGTCCATGTATTCAAGACACGCATCTCTTTCTAAATTCACTGTCATATTGGGGGGTAAGGTGAACTCAGGTAGGTAGGTATTACCTGTGTCTGTAACATCGCATATACCCCTGTTTAAGAGCCTCTCAACGTCATCTAGAGACCTTCTTCTCGACATACTACCTTTCGTACGGCATGATGCCTTGTAGCAGTTGTACAAGACACGCCCGTCTTTACGAGACACGGTGAATGTATTACGCCCACCACACTCAGGACACGAGACACGCTTGGTTTCTCCATCACGTATATCTAAGCTGCTAATAAATTCTTTTGCATTCACTGTTGACATCTCCCTATAAACTAACTTAGTCTCAGTACACTACCTGCTGTTAAGCAATCCGTCAACTTAAAAGACACGCAAAACTATAATACATATATGTTAATAACTTTTAGTTATAAAGACACACACAACTTTACTGTAATATAAGCAATCTTCAACAAATCATTATAACTTTTAGTTATATACATATACCGCAAACATCCTGGACTAAAGTCTAATAGACTAAAGTATATAAGACTAATGTCTAACTTCACATCTGTACGCAACATCTGTAGTGTCAGCCCTGTTGATCAATCACATAGGGAGGAATCAACATGAATGAAGATAAGTGGATAGAAGCAATACGTAAGTCACTTGTAGGCAAGAAGGTCACAGGCATTACGTACATGACTGAGGATCAGTGTGAAGCTAATCTCTGGTACAGCAGACCAGTAGTTATTATCTTTGATGATGGTTCTTACATCATTCCATTGAGTGATGATGAAGGTAACAATGCGGGTGCATTGGCAACCAGTGATGATGAACTGCCAATCATTCCGGTGATGTAGATGTCATTCGTAGTTATATTAATTGTAGTTATTATTCTTAAAGTGTTGATTACTAAAGGAAACTAATTATGAAATACGTGTTTAAAGAAATCCCTAACACTAATGAGGGTAAACTTCTTGTTAAATTGATGAAGAAGTATTTCAATCGGGATACGTACAGTATGCGTGTTCGTGGTCAGTACATGAATGCTGAAGCCAAAAAGAACTGGCGTAAATATGAGATGGGACAACCCATCAAACTGTCTACTCACTTACGTGTTTACATAGAGGAGAAGTAATATGCAAGCACTTTTAATTGATCCTTTTAAGGAAGATATCACTGAAATGGATTGGGATGGTGATGCATTGTCCATTGCCAAGATACTAGGATGCCAGTGGATTACCGGTGCGTATCCACCAGATATGGATCATGATGTGATCTATGTGGACGATGAAGGTCTGTACGTTGAGGATCAACGATACTTTTTCATTGAGGGTTATCCGCATCCACTAGCAGGATATGGATTGATCCTTGGGACTGATGAAGTTGGTGATGCCATACCACCAAAGTCTAATATAAACGATATCGCTAAACGCTTAAGCTTTATCTGACGTTATCTAAAGGGAGAAACGAAATGCCAAATAATACAGATGTTCGTGTGTACATTGATCACACAAATAAGAATCGCATTGATGATATGGAGAATATCTTCAGTAATGATTATCCATTCAACATGATCATTCCAATGCCTGACGATATCATTCGTGACAACTTGACGTACGAAATGCGTAAGAAGTCTAATGGACGCAACTGGTACGATTGGTCTTGTGCTAATTGGGGTACAAAATGGGATGCGTACAACATAAGCGTACAGCGTCTGTCTGATACGTCTCTGTACGTGATGATGGAGACCGCATGGTCACCACCGATTCCGATCTTTGAGAAACTGGTTGAACTAGGCTTTGAAGTAAGCGCATACTATTTGGATGAAGGGTGGAACTTCATTGGACAGTTTGAGTGTGGTGAAGCATTTTACTTTGATGTGAATCGTGATGCCCCATTCAACCTGATTGATGAATTCAATTTAGAAACTGATTTTGCGGAGGTGGAGTAATGATGCGTAAATCTTTAAACGTGTGTTCACTGTTTGATGGCATGTCGTGTGGACGCATTGCATTGGATCGTTTGGGTATCCCAGTTAATGCGTATTACGCATCGGAAGTGGATAAGTATGCGATTGAGATCGCCAAGAAAAACTATCCCGATACGATCCATATTGGGGACGTACGTGATGTGAAGGGTGATGACCTTGCTGACATTGATCTGCTGATTGGTGGATCACCATGCCAAGGCTTTAGCTTTGCGGGTGGTCAACTGAACTTTGATGATCCTAGATCAAAACTATTCTTTGAATTCGTACGCATTAAGAATGAGACACAACCCAAATACTTTCTGTTGGAGAATGTCAAAATGCGTAAGGAATCTGAATATGTTATTTCAGATATGCTTGGAGTTAAACCGATTGAGATCAATTCCAATCTGTTTTCTGCACAGAATCGTAAGCGGTTGTATTGGACAAACATCCCGTTTGATACAGCTATCACAGACAAGAACATTAAACTGAAGGATATCATTGAGCATGGCATTGTGGATCGTGACAAGTCCCACTGTTTGGACGCTAATTATTGGAAGGGTGGAAACCTTACTTCATACTTTGAAAAGAGTCGTCGTCAACTGGTGTTTAGTGAGGATGGATTATGCCATGTCGGTCTGGCTGATGTGAATGGGTATGACCTGATGAAACGGGTGTATCATATTGAAGGTAAGTCACCCACACTAAATGCATGTACTGGTGGTAATCGTGAACCCAAGATTGCAGTAGGCGAGACACTCTGGCGTAAGCTTACACCACTAGAATGCGAGCGTTTGCAAACTGTACCAGAGGGATACACTGAGGGTGTGTCCAATACACAACGGTACAAGATGCTAGGCAATGGATGGACAGTGGATGTGGTTGCCCACATCTTCAAAGGATTATGTGAAGCGGAGAAAGAATTATGTGTGGCATAACTGAAATGGCAGAGAACCTACGGGAAGCGACAGCGATGTTGAGTCGTAATGCGATGGATATGTCGCCACATGATTTGCGTACGTCTCTGAAGCTTGTGGAAGCTCTGGCGAGCGTTCTGAAGGAGGATGTGGACGATATGCACCACATCAATGGATTGCATGAATACTACCTTGCAAAGTCAGAACATCTTGAGGGGTTGAACATAGAAGTGGAATAGGAGTATACTCTGTCCACAACATAATCAATGGGAGTTGAAATTATGAATCTACGTAAGCGCAATGCGATTGTTAATGCTCTGACCAAAGCGGGTTGGGGCGATGTGATCATGACCGATTGGGATCGTGATGGTGATCTTGCTATCAACTGTGAAGAGTGGGTAGAGGGTAAAGGTATGGCGGGTGACTATTACGCTGAAGACAGTGCCATTTACGATGAGTTTGGTACGAACAAAGAAATCAATGCCATCGTTGAATCATACGGTTGTTATGCCGAATGGTATCACGGTGGTGCGTTCATGGTTTCTGAGTAGGGGAGGATGAATAATGGGTAATCCATACAGCACGTACGTGTTTCAGTACATCAATAATCATGAGCATGATGCGGGTTTTAAACTTGAGCATGGTGAGATTGTTGAGTTCATGGCATTAGATGAACCAAGAGCATGGGATCAATTTGAACAGTGGGCGAAATTCAAAGAAGAGCGAGTTGAGCTTGCAGAAATCATAGAGGTATATCGTGATGAATGAGATATCAACTGTCATGCTAGTACGTGAGCTAGATAAGCGTCTATCGGATTGGGTACGTGATCCTGAACCACAATATGATGCATTCTTAAATGATCTGAATTCTATTCACGCTGAAGCATTGGAGAGAGCGTTACATTGTGCGTTGGGTATTCACGCCAAGAAATCAGTACAGCGTGTCGTTGATGCGATGGAGGATGAAGCATGAGTCGTAGTGAGAGACTGTTAGAATACTGTACGTCTCATCATCACCCTAATGATCCTGACGTACGTACTCAGGTTGTCACAGCGGATTTGTTGGAAGAGGCTGTAGGTTATTACGTTGAGTGTATGACCGATGAAGAGCGTTCTGTCATGCTGTCTGAATTTGTGTACGAACAAATGTATAATGAATCCATACAGAATGATCCTATCGGTCTGGTGCAAGACATAGTTAAAGACTACATTAAAGACACAACATAAAGACACGATTGTTTAAAGTATTACTCCCTCATTTCCCCGCCAAGTGCGGGGTTTTTTTTTGCCCTGAATAAATACCCCACCGATAGCCCTGGACTATCGTGGTTGGATTTCTGATAGATTTTGACTATGGCATTATCTAGGTTGACAGTCTGGCCGGAAACCCTTAACCTATGGGCATCGTTGATTAAAACGATATTTAAAAAAATGTTTATGGGAGTAAACAAAATGAAATTAACTACATTCAAAGAATTACAAAAAATCGCATCTTTAATTTGCGAGGTTCGCTGTTTAACTGATGAATTGTTGTCTGACGTTCGGGAAAACGAACCCGAATTTAATGATGATCAATTGCAATATGAAATTCTCTTTTCATTAGAAAATGCAGAATGCGAAATTGATCATATGATTGAGTCAGCACAAGAGAATCTAAAAACCGAATTTGCAAAAGCAGTTTGCGACAATTTAAACAATGGGAGTTTTTAAAATGCTAGTTTTACATTATCCATCTAAGAAAGTATTAAAAGAGAATATAGGTAAACGTTTAAACTATACCGAAACCAGTTTATTTGGTGAGGAGTATATTTCGACTGGTACACTAGTCGGGTGCAATCGTCCGCATTTAACAGGATTCAAAAGAGAATTCTTTGCGGAAGTAACACTAAAAGAAAATATTATTATGGGAGTAAAATAAAATGAATATTGTTAAAGTTTCTAAAATGTCCGGTAAGCTTTCAGGTATTCCGGCAATTAATACGAATACAGTTACTAATGAGTTTTGTATCAAGATGAAAGATACCGACTCAATTTGTGGTTCCTGCTATTCGCATCGCATGTTGAATACTTACCGGAAAAATTGCCAACCTGCATTCCAATTCAATTCTGATTTATTGAGTAAATCAATATTGATTGAAGATTTCTTGCCTGTTATTAATTCCGCATTCTTTCGGTTTAATGGGCATGGTGAATTGATCAACATGACGCATTTAATTAACCTAGTGAATATCTGCAAAAAGAATCCGCACACTAGTTTCGCATTGTGGACGAAACGAAAAAGCCTAGTCACTAAACTGTTTAAATATTCCAAACAGTATCACCCACCAAAGAACATGATTTTAATCTATTCCAACCCCAAGATAGATTGCGTACAAATTGAACCACCAGTTCATTTTCACAAGGTATTCAATAACGTTTCGCATGGTGGGTATAAGAATGAGAATTGTACTGGTCAAAAATGCATAGAATGTCTTGCATGTTATAAAAAGGATTCTGGCATTGATTCAATTATTGAGAGGGTAAAATAAATATGTATAAAATTTGGTTGCCTATCTTAGGCTTTATTTCGTATTCAACGATTATCTTAATTGTGATTTTTAGCTAATAAATTCAAATCATAATTTCTAAACAATTAACCCGTCTTTATGGCGGGTTTTTTTATGCCTGTTTTTATCCCTCTTTTGATATCCTGATTCGTACATAAAACCCCCACCACACCACCACCCTTTAAAATAATTCTTTAGAGTTCTACGCTGCGCTTGCTTATAACGTTTTGTTATATCCATATAACGTCCAGGAATAAGGCGTTGTACGGTATGCGCACCTTTAGAGTGTAGGGTAGAGTTCCTTACATCAAGATAATCGCATACAAGGCATTCTAATGGCTCTCAGACCCTATTTTGTAGACCCTGTAAAACCCTCTTTTTGCTGACATTTTGAACGATTTGAAAAATCGGGCATTAAAGAGTAGGAGCGATAGCGACTACCTAGTAGTACTATGTATGTGCCAGTGGGGGGTATAGGGTTGGTGTATACCACGTATACAACGGAAGGGAAATTTAAGGTAGTCAGATTATAGTCAAGTTATCCACAACTATGCAGTAAACTATACACAGGTTATGCAGGTATATTGCGTACAAGACTTTAAGGAGAATATAAGGGGGATATTGCGTACAAGACTATAGTATATATGTAAGCCTTGGACAAAGTTAAAATAACGATTGACGTTATCAACTAGTTGTACCAAGAATATTCAATCTGTCAATAGGGTAAAAGGCTTGACCTTTATATTATTTTGTTATAAGCTTTATAACGTATGGTAATAAGCATGGGGATGCAAAAAGATGGGAGATATATGTTAATGGAGATTTAACACAGCATGACTATTACCAATACATCCTACGAAATCTACGAAGAGACAGAGACTGAGCGCAAGCTCAGAGAATACGCAACCTTACCCGATCCTAAAAGACCCCCACAGGAGCGGTATCTAGAGATTGTGTACAATCAAATTGCAAACAATAAGATTCCCAAGCTGGCTAAGATACCACACAGTGATTTGTTTTATATACGTGCGGCCCTAGAGAATAAATTTCCAGATAGGAAGTTTACGATGGAAGAGATACGTACCCTACTGGACCAAGAATTCAAATCCTACAATTCAACTTTCCCAGAAAATAAAAGTAAGTAATAGGGGTTGACAGATTATTTGTATTGCGTACACCACTTCAATACAAGTGCCACTAAAGGTTTACACTCTCACATTCTAAAAAGAGCTTCACAGTGGTCATACTTAAGACAGGCGGTGCGTAAGTCCCTAACATATGGGGCAGTGCTCTAAGCAGTTTACGCAATGTAAACCACCGCCTAATTTTATTCTTTTGTCCGTAAAGAAGGATTTGTATTCATGAAATTATGTCCAGGATGTCCTACACCAGCTAAGTGTACTGCAGCAGGTAAATGTTTGAAGACTGCTAAGAAGGCGTACGGTGGTATGGCCAAGAAAGTTAAAATGAATAAAGGTGGTGTTGTTAAAGCAAATTGTGGTGCTTCAATGAAACCACAGCAAGGTAAGTAATTAACCGATGCCAAATACGTCCATAGTTAATGCACGTACCCGTTCGGTAGCAGTGCATTGCATAACAGATGCTACAGACTTCAAGATATACACATGTCCTGCAAATTGTAAGACTCATATATCTTTGTTGTTCATAACCAATGCTGGGACTGCCGCTTCTGATGTCACTGTGGATTGGTTAATGAAAGCACGTAACTTACCAACTTCTACTAGTGATACACCAGTAACAGATGAGCTTGTGCATATTGTTGGTGGTAAAAATTTACACGTAGGTGAATTCATTCAATTTGATGGTGGGGCGTTTATCGTGCTAGAGCCAGGAGATTACTTACAGGCGAAAGCAGATAACACAAGTGGCAGTGCAACCCCAGACGTAGATGTGTTCATCACGTACGAGGAGTTCTTCTTTTCTGCAGGAGTCTTGTAATGCCAGCAAAAAAGACAAAGAGTAAAGTCAATGCCGCAGGTAACTATACAAAGCCTACCATGCGTAAAAACCTATTCAACCAAATCAAGAGCAGTGGAAAGGGTGGCAAGCCCGGACAATGGTCAGCAAGAAAGGCCCAGATGCTTGCCAAGCAATACAAGTCAAAGGGTGGAGGCTACAAGTCGTAATGAAGAAGCCTCAACAAAGTTTGAAGAATTGGACACAGCAAAAGTGGAGGACCAAGTCAGGAAAACCATCGACGCAAGGTCCGAAGGCTACCGGAGAGCGGTATCTGCCAGAGAAGGCTATCAAGGCACTTTCGCCCAGCGAGTATGCCGCTACTACGAAAGCCAAGCGAAAAGCAACTAAGGCGGGTAAGCAGGTAGCAAAGCAACCAAAGAAGATTGCAAGTAAAACTGCAAAGTACAGGAAATAGGATGGCTACTACAAAAGATGTTGAACGCTTACCTTCTGGCCGTATCAAGTATCGTGGGGAAACATTCGCAGGATACAACAAACCAAAAAGAACTCCTGACGGACCTAAGAAGTTTGCTGTTCTTGCAAAGAAGGATGACCAGATCAAACTCGTGCGCTTTGGTGACCCGAATATGGAAATTAAAAAAGACAGCCCTGAAAGGCGTAAGTCGTTTCGTGCTCGTCATAAATGCGATACTGCAAAGGATAAGTTCTCTGCACGTTATTGGTCATGTAAGAAGTGGTAACAATGGATACAGCAAAGTACTTAAACCCTGAGCGTAAATACACTGAGAAACAACTTGCTTTCTTGGATGCGATGGCTGGAGAAGCCAAGGGTAACATTAATCAGGCGATAAAGCTAGCAGGTTACGGTGCAGTTTCTCATCGTGATGTTGTACCGTACCTTCAAGATGAGCTAATTGCTATCGCAGAGTACATCCTAGCGTACAACGGTGCTAAAGCAGCCTTTGGAATGGTTGGCGTGTTAGATGATCCAACAGCTTTAGGGGCTAAGAACTCTGTTGCAGCGGCTAAAGAAGTATTAGACCGTATTGGAATCGTTAAGAAAGAGAAATTAGAAGTTTCCTCAGAAGATGGCAACGGAATATTTATTCTTCCTGCCAAACGATCTGAAGATAACAATAACGAGGATTAATGAGTCTTTACGACTACATAGAAGATGAAGATATACGGGGTATTGCTGAAGAGTTGTACCCCGAAATCGTTGTGCGAACCCCTAGAGGTAAGGCGTACCGCCCGTACATCTACGACAGGATGCCTTACAAAGATAAAGAAACGGGGCAGGCGGTCTACAAACTACGCACTGATGATTTAAAGATTCTAATTGAGGGTATGCAAGCCTGCCGTAATGGGGTTGCCTACCGTAAAGTTGCAGACTTCCTCACAACTCAAATTGGTTCGCAGTGTTCGTACCAGAAGGTTGCAGAAGAATTTAACGAAATCTGCGCTAAACTTCCAGCTTGGAAGGATGCACAGACTAAGGCAAACAACTTTGCTGGGGAAAAACACTTCTCCAAGAATCAAAATAAAGAACAAAAAGAGAAAACTAAGAAGAAAAAGCAACTTTCCCGCAAATTAAGGGATATGGAGCTTGAATTAAAGCGTTTAGTTGCCGAAGAAGCCGTTGAATCCGGTAAATTAAGCGAAGATGCTTTAGAAAACATAGATGATTACGTCACTGACAAGGGTAGGCTTAAGACTCAGAAGCAAATTCAGGTCATTGACGAGAATAAAGAGGCTGAAGAAGCACAAAACGTTATATTTAAGCCAAATGAAGGCCCGCAAACAGACTTTTTGTCTGCACCAGAGCGGGAAGTGCTTTACGGAGGTGCTGCAGGGGGTGGGAAGTCCTACGCATTGCTCGTAGATCCCCTCAGATACGTTTCAAATGCTAACTTTAATGGTCTCCTACTACGTAGGCGTTCAGATGAGCTAAGAGAGCTTGTGTGGAAGTCTCAGGAGCTATATCCAAAAGTATTTAAGAGCGCAAGATGGTCAGAGCGCAAATCACAGTGGACGTTCCCTAGCGGAGCGAGACTTTGGTTTACGTATTTGGACAGAGAAGATGATGTTTTGCGCTATCAGGGACAGGCTTTTACATGGATCGGGTTCGACGAACTCACTCAACACCCTACTCCATTCTCTTGGGACTACATGCGTTCTCGTTTGCGTACTACAGACCCTAAGCTACCCCTTTGTATGCGAGCTACCACGAACCCGGGAGGTCCTGGCCACGGATGGGTCAAACAAATGTTTATTGACCCTTCACCAGCTAACAAAACGTTCGTTCCTCGTGATTTAGAATCAAACGAAGAGTTGCGGTTTCCTCCAAACCATTCTAGGGCGGGGGAACCTTTGTTTTACCGTCGATTCATACCGGCAACGCTAAAAGATAACCCGTACTTGTTTCAAGACGGAATGTACGAAGCAAACTTGCTTTCTATGCCTGAACAACAGCGTAGACAGTTGTTAGAAGGTGATTGGACAATTGCTGATGGGGCTGCATTCCCAGAATTTAAGATTTCTGTGCATACCTGTGAGCCTTTTGATATTCCACACACTTGGACTAGGTTTAGGTCTTGCGATTTTGGTTACAGTTCGTTTTCAGCAGTGCATTGGTTTGCAATAGATCCTGCTTTTGAGACTCTGTACGTCTATAGGGAATTGTACGTATCTAAGCATACGGCAAGAGAACTTGCAACAAAAATTTTAGAGCTAGAGTCTGGCGAAGATATTCGGTACGGAGTATTGGATAGTTCTACGTGGCACAGCCGTGGTCACACCGGTCCGTCTATTGCAGAAGAAATGATTGCCGAAGGATGCCGCTGGAGACCATCAGATCGTACTGGAGGTTCTCGTGTTGCAGGAAAAAACAGATTACACGAGTTGCTAAAATTCAACGAAGAGGTAGAACAACCTCAAATTATATTTTTTAACACATGCAGACAAATCATTGCGGATATGCAAGTAATACCGACTGACCCTAAAGGGACAGACGACATTGACCCACGGTACGCATCAGATCACGCATACGATTCTATCCGTTATGGAATCATGTCACGCCCCAAATCAAAAAGTTTGTTTGACTTTGGAAATGATTTCAATAAAACAGGATGGAAACCAATGGACCCCGTATTTGGGTATTAATAGGTGTATAAATGGCTATAGTAGATAAACCTGAGTTTGACGAAGAAGTAGTTGCTCTTGAAGATTCTGAGAGTGAGCAGGAAGATGTTCAGTACTCAGGTTTTGTAGATATCGTTAGAGACAAGTACCAACGGTCTAAGGACCGTCGCTTAACTGACGAGCAACGGTGGTTAGTTTCGTATAAAAACTACAGAGGCGTGTACGACGATACTACTCAGTTTACAGATACTGAACGCTCACAAATTTTCATTAAGATCACCAAAACAAAAGTACTTGCTGCCTATAGCCAAGTAACCGATGTACTATTTGCGGGTAACAAGTTTCCTATCGGCATTGAAAATACACCAATTCCCGAAGGCATTCAGGACAGTGTTCATATTGACGTTGCTGTTCCAGAGCCGTTGCAGTCAATCTACGAAGAGTTAAATGTAGGGTATACAGGCGACGGACGAGATGTACCTAAAGGTGCTGTCTCTGCTCGTGACCTTGGTCCAATCCAAGAACAAATTAAAGGCGCAGAAGATAAAATCAAGAGTGGTCCGGGAAACACCATGACTTCTGCTCTTTACGAGCCAGCCAAAGAAGCCGCTAGGCGTATGGAGAAAAAGATCCACGATCAGATTTCAGAGTCTGACGGTAACAAGCACCTACGCTTCGTTGCGTTTGAGCAATGTCTATTTGGTACAGGTATTATCAAAGGACCATTTGCTACTGATGTTGAGTACCCTCGCTGGAGTTCTAATGGCGATTACAATCCAGAGATTAAAACTCGCCCTCGCTTAGAAGCAGTATCTATTTGGAACTTCTACCCTGACGCTGATGCGTACAACATGGATGAAGCTGAGTATGCTGTGTACCGTCACCGCATGTCTCGCTCTCAAATGCGTGAACTGAAGACTCGTCCATTCTTCCGTGATGAAGCAGTAGAACGTGCTATTCAAGCTGGACCTAACTACGTCAAAGAGTATTGGGAAGATGTCATTGACGACAGTAACTACACAAACGAAGTTAACCGCTGGGAAGTGTTAGAATACTGGGGCTTTATTGATGCAGATGCCGCCCAAGAAGCTGGCTTAGATATCCCTAAAGAACTTAAGAAGCAAGATCAGATTCAGATTAATGCGTGGGTTTGCGGGGGTAATATTCTTCGTCTCGTCCTTAATCCATTCAAACCAACTCGTATTCCGTTCTACGCAGTACCCTTTGAGCTAAATCCATACAGCTTTTTTGGTATTGGTGTAGCAGAGAACATGGAAGATACCCAACAGCTAATGAATGGATTCATGCGTATGGCTGTAGACAACGCTGTGTTGTCGGGCAACCTGATCTTTGAGGTGGACGAGACAAACTTAGTTCCCGGTCAGGATCTGTCTGTGTACCCAGGAAAAGTGTTCCGTCGTCAAGGGGGAGCACCCGGTCAGGCATTATTTTCAACTAAGTTCCAAAACGTATCCAACGAGAACATGATGTTGTTTGATAAGTCCCGCCAGCTAGCGGACGAAGCAACAGGAATCCCCTCATTTTCGCACGGACAGACTGGCGTTATGGGTGTAGGGCGTACCGCTTCTGGTATGTCTATGTTGATGGGTGCCGCCGCCCAAAACATTAAGACTGTCGTTAAAAACATTGACGACTATCTGCTGTCACCGCTAGGCCAAGCGATGTTTGCTTTTAACATGCAGTTTGACTTTGACCCAGAAGCTAACGGTGATCTTGCCGTTATTGCTCGTGGAACAGAATCTCTCATGCGCAATGAAATCCGCTCACAGAAGCTGATGCAGGTTATGCAATTGGGTAGTAACCCAGCGATGGCTCCGATGATTAAGTTTGATTACATCCTTCGTGAGATAGCCGCAAGCCTAGACCTAGACGAAGATAAGATCGTCAACGATCCTCGTGAGGCTGCTATCCAAGCTGCACTTATGGCGCAGTACCAACAAAATGCCCCTCAGACCGCACAGGAAGGCCCACAAGCGCCTCAACAGGGGCAAGAAGGGTCACCTACGCTAGATAACCAAGCAGGGGTAGGAGCGGGAGCTATGGGGCCAGGAAACGCCCCTGAACCGGGAGCCGAAGGGTTTAGTCGCCCTGATACTGCAGGACCAGAGGCCGCTTAATGCAAATAGAAACCGCACGTAAGTTATTGGCGTTAGTCAATGGTAAGCAGAACATGGAACGGTTAGAGACATACGTTGGTGATCGCTTGAATTATCTGCACACACAATTAGAACAATGTCCTACAGAAGCAGAAATGTATTCACTGCAGGGTCAGATACGGGAAGTACGTCGATTATTAACGCTGAAGGATGAGGCTATCCAGAGGGCGGGAGAGGGTAAGCACTAATGGCAGAGCGGGATACTGGGTTTTTAGCTCCTTTTGACATCAAAGAGAAAGCACAGACCTACGTTAAAGATCTTCGTAAAGCCGAAGATACTAACTACGATGAAGCAGATAACAAGTACGATGCTATTCGGCATATTGGTGCTTCTTTAGCAATGTATGCTCAGTACCCTGATCTTGCTTCGGATATTATCTTAGGTACTAAAGAATACGTAGGCAGTATAGGAGATTCTCGTGGAAAGAAGATGGATCTTCATAATAATGCTATTGGAAAGAAGCTTTATGAAATGCTTGACGAAGAGCAAGCAGATCAGCTAACCACAGAGCAAGCGTTAGAGATTGCTAAGTCTTACGTTGAAGAATGGGAGTTAGCTGAAAAAGAAGGTAGAGAGTTAGATTTGCCTGAAGAAATGAAACCTTTAGTGTACTACGGTGCAACTAAAGAACCTGAGAAAGAAGATGGAGGTCTCTATGAGATTGGACCTGAAGGAACTTGGGTAGAAAAATCTAAAATGAATGCAGGTGGATTAATGACTGATCCACTTGTTCTCTCAGAAACTGCTGAAGAAGAAGCAGAGCCTAAGATGGGCGTTGCCGAATACGCTCAAGGCATTAAGGAGTTTGGCGAAGACCTATCACCTGCGGGTACAGCGGAAGCCATTATAAATACTGGTAAAGCCCTTATGGAAGGCGAATATGGCAAGGCTGCTATATCTGCGATAGGTGCAATTCCTGGGGGGAAGACTGCGACTAAAGCATCTAAAGCGTTGGACGTTGGTGTAGACGAAGCTAAGTTGGCGGGGGAAGAGCTACGAAATTATGCGTCTGCTACAGTAAAGATGCTAGAAGATACTGCAAAAAAGACTGGCAAGGTTGCTGGTGATAAGGGCGAGAAGCTATACGCTCCTGTAGAAGAGGGTACAAAAGTAGCAGTCCGTAAGAATCTAAATTCTTCTGTTGGCGAAGGCGTTGATAAAAGTTTAAACACCTTACAGACTCTTCACGCTAAAACATACAGTGGGAAAGCACTTTCCTATATGCCAGTAGTAACCGTTAAAAACGCAGAGTTTGCTATAGGCCAAGCGGGTAGAAGAGATATTGCCGCTAAGATTCTAGGTAAAGAAACTAAAGCCTCTAAGAACAAATTTCCTATGGCTTCTGTTAATGGCAAATATACAAATAGCCCAAGTGTACTAGAGCAGTACACACCAGAAGATTTAGTAGAAGTAGGATTTAATCCTAAGTTTAACCATCTTTTCATAGATATGCAGACAGGTCAAGCAGTAAAAGGTGCTGATGAGGCAACTATTATCGGGGATCGTGTATACGCAAAAGGTGTCAAGTACTGGAAAAAATCCGAAGCACCTGAGCCTTTACCAACATCTAAGGGAGAAGAACTACCATCAGATGTTCGTTACAGAGAAATGAATGCTGGCGGTTTAATGTCGGATGAGTATAACAGGGCAGAATCATGATCAAAACTGAAGCTGGCGAAAAGATGAAGAAAGAAAATCCAAACAAGGCTCTTCCAGAAAAGGCCGATATTAACGAAGACGGCGAGTTCCAAGCGTGGGAGAAGGCTCGCCACGAAGCTATTAAAGCGGCTCAAGCTGAAGATGGAGCGGAGATGAACATGGGTGGTTTAATGTGTGGTGGCATGGGAGTCACTATTGGTATTGAAGAAGAGTCTGGCAATGAGATTCCTGCTGGATCAATGCCGCAAGAAGTTGCCGATGATATTCCTGCAATGTTATCCGAAGGTGAGTACGTTATCCCTGCCGATGTTGTTCGCTGGCATGGGGTTAAGCAGTTTGAGATGATGCGGCAAGAAGCCAAGATGGGCATGGGCTTGATGGCTGAAGATGGACGCATTGCTGAAGTTGAGTCTGAAGAATACGAGATTGAAGAAAAAGACAAGCCCGAAGTAGAAAAGGCTACAGTTAAAGTTGTAGAGGCGGCTGAAGGTATTATTACTATGCCAGAGGCACCAGACCCCGTAGTGCCCTCTAGGTACCGTCTAACACAAGAGATTGATCCACAAACTGGAAGGATTGTTTATGTGTACCGTGACCCTGTCACCGGAGAAACAGTAACTCCAGAAGAATTTAAGCCTGAATTGTCTACTCGTATGTCTCCTGGAGAGATCGTACAGCGTGAAGTTTACGGTAACGAGTATAAACAATGTGGTGAAGGTTTTATTTATGACCCCGATACAGATACCTGTGTTCCAGTAGCACCAGAAGCTGTAACTGAGCCTTCCGTGGGTGTACCCACTGGAGATGATGAAGGCGGCGGTGGCGGTTTTGAATCGTACACACCCCAATACGCAGATCGTCTAGGGACAAAACTTGCTGAAGCTTTTGGCCCACTGTCCGCAGAAGATTTGGCAGATCAACCGGGTTCTACATTAGCTGACAGAGCTTTTTCTCGCATGACCCAACCAACAGATGTAGAGCGTTCTATCTTTCCAGGGGTAGGTATGTTAGTCGCTGAGGGTCAGCGTTTATACGATGAGGTTGGTGCGTCTAGAGCCGCATTAACCCGTGCGAATGAGATCTCTAAAATTGCATCAGGTCTAGATGCTACTAAGTTGCCTAGAACCTACAACTATACCTTTGATCCTGAAACTGCTTCGTTTAAAGCAACTTCTAGCACCAAGATTACTGAGTTACAAGAGAGAGAAGGTGGTGGTACTTGGGCATCTGATTATGCTCATACAGACCCGAGTACAGGAGAAAAAGTTGATCCTTTTAGCATGACAGACGATGAGTTTGGATCTTGGATTGATGCAGTAGACAAAGCAGATTTCGGTTCATTGTCAACGGTAACAGGTGATGGAAATGCTTCCAGCGACAATAATAAGAGTGATGATAGTAGCAGTAGCGAAGCTGGTACAGATTCAGGTACATCTGCAACAACAGAATCCGACGACGACAAGGGTGACTACAGTGGTTATATGAACAAAGGCGGATACGTCACTAAAAAGAACAAGCCGAAAGTAGCGGCAATGCAATATTCAAAAGGAAGCAAATAATGGCTGAAGATATGATGAATGAAGAAATGAATGGCATGGCAGCCCCTGCTCCTGAAGCAATTATGCCAGCAGACGAGCCTATGGCAGACGAAGAGCAGTCTAAGTTTGATATGGAAACTTTGATGGGCAACTTCATGGATATGGACGATGAGAAACGTAAGAAAGCAACTATTTTCTTAGCATCTCCCGCCGCATCTTATTTTGATGAAATTGTGGGCGAGCCTGTCATGGCACGTCTTGTCGAGCAGTTAGGCTCAACAATTCAGGGTGAAGCAGAGCCAGCACCAGAAGGTGAGGGCATGATGGCACCCGCAGAAGAACCTATGGCAGATATGCCAATGGAAGAAGAGGAAGCTACTCCTCCGGTCTAAAGCACCGCAAGTAGTTATATGGGCTACCCATTATGGCCCCCAGCAAAAGGAAAATACAATGGCTAATAAACGTTACTCACGTCAAGAGATTGAGGAAGAAGAAGTACAGCAAGAAGAAGCAGTAGAAGCGCAAGCTGAAGAAACTGTGGAAGACTCTGAAGAGGAAACCTTTAAAAAACGATATGGTGACCTTCGGCGTTATATGCAACAGACTGTAGAGACAAAGGATAGGCAACTAGAAAAACTCAAGCAACAAATCAACGCTCAGAAAAAGGAAGAGTTTAAACTTCCAACATCTGAAGAAGAGATTGAAGCGTGGGCTACAAAGTATCCTGAAGTTGCAAAGATTGTTGACTCTATCGCTCAAAAACGGGCACGAGAAGCCAGCCAAGAAGTAGAACAGAGTATGTCTGATCTACGAAAAATGAAAACTCAGTTAGAGAAGGAAAAGGCACAACATCAACTTCAGCAAATGCATCCTGATTTTGATACTATCCGTGCCGATAAAAATTTTCATGCTTGGGTAAAAGAACAACCAACTTATATCCAAGACGCACTGTATAAGAATGATACAGACGCTATTGCCGCAGGACGTGCAATTGATTTGTACAAAGCGGATATGGGAATGATCTCAGAGAAGCGTTCTGATTCTCAGTTAGAAAAAGAAGCGGCTAAAGCCGTCAAGAAAACTACAAAGAATTCTCCATCTGCATCGCCAAATGCGGACTGGAGTGAAAGCAAGGTTGCTGCTTTAAAGGCGTATGAGTACGAGAAGTACGAAGAAGATATTCTTAGCGCAATGCAAAGTGGTAAATTTGTTTATGATATGTCAGGTGCGGCACGATAAAAGGCTTGACACAAAGTTAATTATCGCTACACCAGATGTATATTTACTAGGTATGAGACAGCCCCGTATGGACAACCTGTCTCTTATCTAGAGAATAAAGATTACTAACCGTATAAGAATACCTTGAAACCGTGGCCTTTGATTGTAATGCTTTTGGCCGAGCATGTCAACCCAGACACCCACAGTGTATCAAGCCTCTAACACGGTCAGTCGTAATCTAATATGTAAATTATGCCTGACTATGAGGAGAACTTATCATGGCATTTCGTTCAGCAGCAGGATATGGAAACTTACCTAACGGTAATTTCTCACCTGTAATCTATTCCCAGAAGGTCCAAAAAGCCTTCCGTAAGTCTTCAATTGTTGAAGATATCACAAACAACGACTACTTCGGTGAAATCGCTAACTTCGGTGACTCTGTAAAGATCATCAAAGAGCCAGAGATCACTGTTAAAGAGTACTCACGTGGTACTCAAATCACAGCGCAAGACATCGACGACGAAGATTTCACTCTCGTAGTTGACCAAGCGCACTATTTCGCATTCAAAATGGACGACATTGAAGATGCGCATTCACACGTCAACTTCATGGATATGGCTACTGACCGTGCCGGTTATCGCCTCCGTGATCAGTTTGACCAAGAAGTCTTGGGTTACATCTCAGGCTATAAGCAAGCTTCATTGAACAGCAATGCTAGCGCAGTTAACGATCAGGTTGCTGGTTCTGTTGCTGTCGATACTGCTGGTACTGATGAACTTTTGGCTTCTATGAAGCTCGACGCTACTGACTTCTCTTTGGATGATGGTGGTGCCGCTGTAGCTGGTGAAGCGATTCCTCTGAAGCCTCGTCTTCCAGGTGTCAACGCAACTACAGATGACGATATCTCTCCACTCCAATTGATCAACCGTATGGCTCGTCTTCTTGACCAGCAATTTGTTGATTCAAATGGCCGTTGGTTGGTTATTGATCCTGTCTTCATGGAGCTTCTCCGTGATGAAGACTCTCGTCTGTTCAACTCTGACTTCGGTGAGAATGGCGGACTTCGCAATGGCTTGACTGTTAATAACTTGCACGGATTCCGTGTCTATGTTTCTAACAACTTGCCAGCAGTAGGTGGTGGTGCGGCTCAGTCTTCATCTACCCTTCAGGCTACAGACTTTGGTGTTGTAGTTGCTGGTCACGATTCAGCAGTAGCTTCTGCACAGCAGATTGCTAAGACTGAAACTTACCGTGACCCTGATTCATTCGCTGACATCGTCCGTGGTATGAACCTGTATGGCCGTAAGATTCTTCGTCCTGAAGCTATCACTACTGCTCGTTACGTAACAGCAACTGGTGTATAAGGGGAGAACTTACTATGTCTAAATCTACTTCTTTGCTTGCAAAAGCAGTAATGGTTGAAGCGGAAGTCGAACTTCCGACTACAACTGGCACAGTCACAGGTCCATCTGTAGGAGCGGGTACTCTCGTTCTTGCGGCTGGCGTTGAGTTAATCGACGCTATGGATTCTGCAGACTATGATGTCACAGTAACTGATGGAACTACAACTTTCATGGCGGCTACCGCTGTGGATAGTGGTTCTGCAGGTGACTTCGCTTTCGGTACTCAAACACAGGGTATCGTAGCAACTGCCGACACAATCGACGTAACAGGTACAGCTACAGCTTCTCCTGCGGCTACAGTAACTGCTCGTGTATGGGCAATTGTTGTTGACGTTAATGAAGCGACAGCAGGTGCTGACGAAGTTGATCGTGATCAGCTAGCGTAAGCTAACCGATGATGGGGGCTTCGGCCCCCTGACTCTTTTAAAGGAAAGAAAATGTCCAAGTCGAATTATTTAGAAAATGCAGTCTTAGACTTCTGGCTTAACGCAAATGCCGGTGGCTTTAGCGCACCTACTACTATTTATTTGGGTCTTATTGAAACAGCAGACCCAGACGATAGCACAATTAATGAAATTGCATCTACCAGCTACACAGCAACTGGAGCAAGTGCTAACGAACGCCCACCAATTACTTTTGCTACAACTTCTGGCAGTAGCTTTGCTGGTCCTGATGCTGACATTGAATTTGAAAACACTTTAGGTTCTGCATTCACAGTTAAAGGCTTTGGTATTTGGGATGCCGCTACAGGCGGTAACTTACTATACTGGGGCGATATCTCAGATAAAACGATTGAA